ATGATGCCCACCATCAACCCCCTGCACGAATACCGCGACAAGGCCGTTGCGAAGTTCCAGCAGGGCATGGAACGCCTCCGTGCCGAAGCCATCAAGCGCAAGCTCCAGGCCCGGCAGTTTAAGTAAAACCCCTCACACGCAAGACCCTCCCCCTGACCCCTCCCTGCCGAGGGAGGGGAGTGGATAGATCACGAATTTAACGAATTATTAAAATCAAGGAACTATGACAACATTGATTATTATTTTGATTATCGCCGTAATCATTAATACGGCAATCGCAAGTTATTCAATCTTCAAGGACACATCTGCCAAAAGAATCATGGCAAAGGAGATCGAAACGTACACGACAGCCTACAACGACTTCATCCAGGAGAAGCAGAACTTATCAAAAATCATTGATGCAAACAAGAAAGCAGCTGAAGAATCCTATCGCAATTACGTGAAAGCATTCTATGACTGCCAATGCTTGCGAGAGCAGTTGGAAAAACAAGGCGGTGCCGGTCAGATAGCCATTGAGCGTGCAAGGCAGAAATCCGTAGAGGGCTACGACCAAACGCACGACATCATGCACCCGACGGATGAGTTTTGCCGTGCGGCTATCGCCTATGCCGTGCATGATGTGTCGGTCATTCCTTCAAAGGGTTCCGTCGAAGGATGGTGGCCTGAGAAATGGAATGCCGAAATGTTCAAGCCAAAAGACCGCAAGCGCAATCTCGTCAGGGCAGGCGCATTGATAGCGGCTGCAATCGACAGACTTCAGTATGAAGAAACAGATGAGCAATGACATAAAAATGAAAACGATATGAAGCGAACTATTTATGACTGCTGGAAATGTCGCCACCATAATAGCGACAATCCATACGGCATCGACTACTGCGAGGTGCACGACACGCGATGCTCTTTCGCCCATGACGATTGCGACAACTTTGAGCCGACCGACATCGGCAACGAACGCCACCCGCAGCCGCCACGCCGTCTGGCTGTGATAATCTGGTATCTGGAACTCATCGCCGTTGCTGCCATACTGGGTTGGTTGCTGATGGGTTGCACCACGACGCGATACGTGCCCATCACCGAGACACACACAGAGCACCACTGGCACACGGACACCGTGAAGGAGCGCGACTCGACCCACACCGAGCGCGAGACCGTTATCCGCGAGGTCGATTCGGCAGCGATGGCGCGGTACGGCATACAGATGCAAGCCAACCAGCGGGCATGGCTGGTGCTTCAGAAAGAAATGGAGAACCGCCTGCGCGAACTGGAGCATAGGACTGCCCACAAAGACACCGTGCGCGACAGCATCCCCGTGCCTTACAAGGTGCCGGAGTATGTGGAGCGCAAACGCTCGAAGATGGAGTGGGGGCTGCTCATCATCGGCATCGTCGCTCTGATTGGTGGCATCGTGTGGATCATCTTCAAGATTAAGAATCTTCTTTTTTCTGTTAATACTTAATAATAACTGCCGTGAGGTAGCAGGCAAGCCCGTGACGGGTGAGCACATGTAATTTTTCATATATTAAAAGATTTTTGTTATTCCACCCGGAGGCTGTTCGAGTACTTCATTCTTTGCCTCCGGGGTTTTTCAATCAAGGGGACAGGTCGCGTGATTCGCTCAAAATGAGCGATCATGGACCTGTCCCCTTGATTGAATCCCCTTGATTGAATTGATTGAGTAAACCCACAGCGTCATTCCACGCGATTTATAAATTTATAAATCATTTCGAAATGACAGACATATTATCAATCGACAACATCGTGACCCTGCTGGGCATCCTGCTCGGTGGCGGTGGCGGGGCATTCTTCACCTGGCGATACCAGCGGAAGAAGGCCAAATCAGAAGCCAAGACGGCAGAAGCCGAGGCAGAGAAGGCAAAGTTCGAGGCGATGCAGGCCAACGCCACGCTGACGAAGGAAATCCAAGACTCGTACCAGCGACTGACGGAAGACCTGAAGGCGAACCTCGACACCCAGCAGGAGTACAATGAAGAGCAGAAACAGTACATCAAGGAACTGAAGGAAGACCGCCGCCACTTGCGCGAAGAGCGCGACGACCTGCGCAACCGCCAGGACAAACTGGAGAAGGCGATGCGGGAGCTGCAGCGCGAAGTGGCACGCAACGGCCGCATGGTGGAGTGCATGCGCCCTTTGTTGTGCGGACGGGAGGGTTGTGCTATCCGCGTCCCCGTGGCCATCTCTCCCAGCGGGGAGATTGACAAGACCCACCGTCCGCAGAGTCCAGTAGACGACGGTACGTCCGCCGTCAATGATATTGACCCCTATAACGGCGACTGACCCATGGCAACAAATATCACTATGCACTTCACAATCGACGAACTCTACGCCTCGCAGACTGCCAAGGCGCGGGGCATCAAGAACAAGCCCGGCGTGCCTGAGATTATCAATCTGGTGTATCTCGCTGCCTACGTGCTCGAACCGCTCCGCGAGGCGATGGGCGAACCTATCAAGATAGGCTCCGGCTACCGCTGCCCGGCTCTGAACCGTGCCGTCGGCGGTGTCGCCAATTCCCAGCACATGAAGGGCCAGGCGGCAGACCTCTGCATCGACGGCGACTTGAAGAAAGGCAAGCGGTGGTTCGAGTGGATCAAGACGCACTGCCAGTTTGATCAGCTCATCTGGGAGCACAATGCAAAAGGCTCCTACTGGGTACACGTCAGCTACGTGCATCCCCCGTTTGGCAGGAACCGCCGACAAGTCATCGACAATCTATTGAAGCGATAAACCCGAGACGGGCAAAAGTCAGTAGTTTTTTCAAAATCTCAATTTAATTGTTTTAGTAGTTAGTTATTCAAAGGTAAAAGTGTTTAGGGCGACAGCGGTCGCCCATTTTTTTTGCCGCAATCAAGGCCGCAATCAGGGGGACAGGTCCATGATCGCTCAGCGGCAATCAGGGGGACAGGTCCATGATCGCTCAGAATGAGCGAATCACGCGACCTGTCCCCTTGATTGCACCCTTTTTTTTTGCGCTTGCCCCAGTTGTCGGCAAGCGCGGTAAACCCCAAGACGTATTTCTGCCGCTAAGTAAAAAACAGGCAGAAATATGAAATTCCTGACAATCGAATACATTAAGCAGCACTCGAACCTCGACTTCGACTGCGAGGACGGCGAGCTCGAACTCTACGGGACGGCAGCAGAGGACACTATCCTCGACCTATGCCGGAGGACGTTTGAGAATCTGATAGACGTGTATGGCACCGTGCCCCCGAAATTGAGGCAGGCGGCACTGATGCTCACCGACCACCTCTACACCAACAGGTCGGTGACATCGCCCAACAACCTGTCCGTGACTATCTATGGCTTCGACCTGATGGTGAAGCCGTTCATGTGCCTCACGGATAGCTCTCCGCTGGAGAACGAGCGTGACTGTCTGCTCGACAAGATCATCACCATCATGCAAGACTTCGACTTCGGCTATGCCGAGATTGAGAACCCTACCGAGAAACAGACACAGGCCTACGGTGAGCAGCGCGAGAAGATGGTGAAACTCTACGACCGCTACGGGGCCTACCGCCCGACGCAGACCATCTGTCAGGCTCTCCGCCAGGCTGTGGCGAAAGCAAGGGAAGACTGTGATAACATCCTTAAAACTGAATAGCACATGGACGCAAGTAGAATTATTCCCCAAGGAGAACTGGCCAAGTTCAAGATAGACATCAAGGATAAGAACTTCGACATCGACTTCGACGACTTCACCATCCTGCTGAGTTACGGCATGATGGGCGAGTCGGTGGAGATCAAGAAGTCGGACTGCATCATCGCAGCAGAGGGCTGTTACTTTTCATTCGACACCTCGAAGATGACTGGCAAGGTGACGGCCGTCTGTGCCTACGACGTAGGCGACAGCGACACAGGCGGCGTGCGCAGACGGGTTGACATGCAGATGCTATGTTTCGTGAGTCCCGTGCCGTGCCCGCGATTCCTCGCCTGTCCCGTATGTGGCACAGAAGAGCATCAGGTGGAATACACCCGCATCACCGAGAGCGACGTGACCGCCAGTTACGAATTGCTGTGCGACTGCTACGGCACCGTGTTCGTCACCCGTGACCTGATGAACATCTACGTGCTGGCCAAACAACCAGAAGACAACAATAACGAATAACAACAAAAAAAGATAAGAATATGGCAAATTTTCTTTTGACCCAGACGGGCGAAGAAGTTCAGAACATCCTGAACGAAGCCCCCGAGACCGCTGAGGGTCTCCAGCAGGAAGTGACTAACCGCGAGCAGGCAATTTCTGCCGAGCAGCAGGCACGCGAGCAGGCCATCACCGCCGAGGAACAGGCCCGTAACGAGGCGATTGCAGCCGCCATCGAAGCCGCCATCGTCAACTATTACACAAAAGACGAGACGGACACGAAACTCTCTGCCTACTCATCGACCACGGAGATGCAGCAGGCCATTCAGACGGCCATCACGTCGGCACTGACGGCCTATTCTACCACGCAGGACATGAACGCCGCCATCGCCGCAGCCCTCGGCGACTACTACACGAAGCAGGAGGTGACGGCCATCGCGTCGCTGATAGACGACAAGATCAGCGCACTGGCCAGTCGCGTCAGCGACATCGAGAGTGGTGAGACTCCCGCTAAGTTGGCCGAGAACCTGAAGTCGTGGGCACAGCGTGGCGAAGTGCCTGAAAACGACGAGTGGGCGAACAAGGTGCGCACCACGGCTGGCGATATGTCGATAGACAGCAGCCGCACGTCGCGCCTGTTGTCGGTCATCCCGCTGTCGCCGTTCTATGCCCAGTCGCTCCGCGCCACCGGCTTCAATCTGTTGCACGGCGCACAGGCAGCAGGCTCGGGCTACTACTTCGAGGTGCCCGCATTGACGTTTGGCATAATCAACGCCGCCGAGCAGAACAATGGCGTGCTGTTCACCAATCAGCACGGCGACAACCTCCGCCCGACGGTCTATTTCAAGCCACTCACGGAAGGAGTGCCCCAGCACGCCAACGATGGTGTGGTGGCCGACTACCGTGACGAGGGTGGCTATCGCTTCTATCTGTGCAGCGAGCCTGGCTACATCATCGTGTCGAACATCACACTGGAAGATACCTGTGCGCACATCGCCTGGAGCCGCAGGTATAACGAGTTTATATCGCCAGACAGTGCCGAAGACGCAGGCTCTTCGCTGCCGCTGGCATCGCTCATCCACACCATCCACGACTACGACCTGATGCTGCGTGCAGAGATGGGCGAGCAGTATGTGTACGACGAGTTGCGAGCCAACAATGGCAACGTCAACTGGTTCCGTCGCGTGGAGCGCATCATACCCGAATGGGACACCGCCGACAACGGAGACGGCACCTATACCCACACCGCCACCATCGCCGACATGAAGGCCAACGGTATTGCCCAGTGTGGCAGTCTTGCGCTGACCGTCAACGGCACGACCGTTGCCTACACCGATAATCTGAGCGCATCCACCGGCGACTACGTGCTCTACCAACTCAGCGAGCCGGTAAGCGGCATCGTGGAGCAGGACAACGCCTTCAGTGTGGAAGACTGGGGGCTGGAAATTCTGGTGGACGCACAGGGCGACGCACTCATCACCACGCAATACTACCAGAGTCTGCCCGACGCTATCGCCGCCCTGCTGACCAAAGTGCCTGGACTGCGCAACGACCTGACGGATGAGACCAACCGCCGCGTGGAAGAAGTGGTGGCACTCCAGCGCGAGATCAACAATGAGAAGACCCGCGCCGAGGGTGCTGAGCATACGCTGCAAGGAAACATCGACGCAGAGGCCCAAGCCCGCCAGCAGGCCGACACGGCACTCGACGGGAAGATAGCCGATGAGAAAACACGCGCACAGCAGGCAGAGCAGACGCTTCAGCAAAACATCAATGCTGAGCAGGAGCGTGCCGAGGGTGTGGAGGGTGACCTTCAGGCAGAAATCGACGACATCAACGCCAAGATACCCGCAGCAGCCAGCCCACAGAACCAACTGGCAGATAAGGAGTTCGTCAATTCGTCCATCGCCTCGAACACGGGCAACCTGCAGGGCAACTACAATCTCGTGACCGACCTCGGACTGACCGTAGCCGCCACCGATACGGAGATTGGCACTGCACTCGCTTCGGAAATAGCCAACCCCGGCAACAATGACTACTGCTTCGTTGGGGTGCCGGTCAACGATCAAACTCCTGACGAGATTTCCGTCACCAAGCGTTTCAAGTATAATTCGGCACAGCAGAAGTGGGTTTACGAGTATAGTCTGAACAACTCGACATTCACCGCCGCCCAGTTCGATGCCATCAACTCAGGCATCACCGCTGTCCTCGTCGCCAAACTCGGTGACCTGCCGACGGCTACGGCTCTGGCTCAGCAGATCAGCACCGCCATATCGACAGCCCTGCTTGACTATTATACGAAGACGAACATCGACACGCTGATTGCCGACTACTCGACCACCGCCCAGATGACCACCGCCATCGCAACGGCACTAACGGACTATTACACGAAGGCGAACATCGACGCGCTGATTGCCGACTACTCGACTACTCAGCAGATGACCACCGCCATCAGTCAGGCCATTGCCCAAGCCTTAACGTCGTACAGCACCACAGCGCAGATGAATGCCGCCATCGCTTCGGCTCTCACACCATACTACACCAAGACGGAGATAGACAACATCCTGGCAGGATACGTGCAGACGGGAACGTTCAACAGCCACACGGGCAACACCACCGTACATATCACTGCCGGCGAGCGCACGGCATGGAACGCCAAGCAGGCATCCATCACCGACGGCGCACAGATAGGACTGGGATTCGGTGTATGCGACACTGCTGCCGACACAGCCGCCAAGGTAGTTGCTATCCCGAGTTTCATTCTGCTGAAGAACATGCCGGTGAGCATCCGCTTCACCAACGCCATCAATGTGGACAGCGCGACGCTCAATATCTCTTCGACGGGAGACAAGCCTATTCTGATAGAGGGTGCTGCCCTCCAGCCAGGCGTGGTGAAGACTGGCAACGTGGTGACACTCATCTACGACGGCACTAACTGGAACATCGTGGAGATACTGAACGTGCTCAACGCTGCTTCCGACCTCTCCGTGGACATGGGACTGCCCAGCGGCCGTCTGTGGGCAATCGCAAACATCGACGTGACCAAGCAGAGCGGGTTCGCCGAGGTGGACGGCAAGCCGTCGCCATTCATCTATGAGTGTACGTTCTTCTCATGGGGCAACACCGAGGGGCACAACCCCATATCTGATTCGGCATTCTCCTACAACTGGGGAGAGAACAACGAAGGCCCATACGCCCAGACACCAGGCGCACAGCTGACCGCCAACGCAGGGTTGTCGTTCGATGCTGCCCGTGCCATCCTCGGTGCACCGTGGCGCGACCCATCGACGGAGGACTTTGCTGAACTGTTTGCCAATATCGACTACGTGCAAGCCGACGGCGAGACCGTCATCGACGCATCGCAGGCCAATAAGCTGGTAACGGTGAACAGCGTCGTGGGCATCTATCTGAAGTCGAAGATTAACGGGAAACTCCTTTTCTTTCCCTGCTCCGGCTACGGCAGTGGCTCGTCGTGGTTCTACCGCGGGTCGAGCGGTCACTACTGGTCTTCATCGCTCTACTCCGCCACGAACGGTCGGGACTTGGGCTTCAGCTCTGGTGGTGTCAGCCCGCAGAACACCTACGATCGGTTCTACGGCTTTGCTGGTCGGGCGGTTCAGTAACATCGTTCCGACCAACCATCATCATTCATGTGGGGTGTGCCGCCAGCCGCGCGTCAGCGCGGCCCAAGGCACACACCGCAGGAATGATGCCAAGAACAAATTAATTTCCATAAACAATAAAAGAAAACAGAAGAAAAATGAACATTGCAGAAATACGAGAATTAGAAAACAGCCGCAAGTCGCCCGACATGTACGGACGCATCCACTTTATCAAGGAGGGTAACTTCTATCGCGCTCACGACATCAGCGCGTGGCTCATATCCATGATGCCGTTTAGCGAGGCTATCAAGAATATAAAGATATTTGCGAAGAAACTGAAAGACGGGTATATCGACGCATGGTTAGGATTTCCGTTGACCTCTCTCGAAAAATTCATCCCCAACGACGGCACGGTGACGTTCGTACCCATCAACGATACACAGATAGATGTAGTGATAGTACCGACCGACGATATTCTTGCATCTGACTTCGACACCATCCGCAAGGCCGTCGACGACTGGAAGATGACACTCCCGCTGAAAGAGGAAAAGGCCGACCGAAGGAAAGACCATGAGGTGGTCGAAGCCCGTCCGCGCATCACCAGAATCTCCGACGTGATAAGCCGCGTCATTTCCTTTGAGCTCGAAAGCAGTTCGCCGATGGAAGCGTATGAGTTTCTGAGAGAACTGCGCCGCGATATTTCTGCTATATTCTAAAACAAACAATACAGGGATGGTTCGGAACGATGTTCATAGGTCGCACGTCCTTCACCCTTGTGGTGCGGGAAAAACGAAAGACACCCGACAGTCTTGCGCCCATCAGAGTCGCAACCCCACCGGGATGTCGTAAAAGGAGGCGACCGAAAAGCCTTTTCTTTCCCTGCTCCGGCAACGGCAATGGCTCGTCGTGGAACAACCGCGGGTCGAACGGCAACTACTGGTCTTCATCGCTCAACTCCGCCACGAACGGTCGGAACTTGAACTTCAACTCTGGTGGTGTCAACCCGCAGAACACCAACAATCGGTTCAACGGCTTTGCTGGTCGGGCGGTTCAGCACTCAATTCTGAACATCCCTTTTTTCTTTTCTTTTCTGATGACCATCACACGCCAACAGTTACTCTTTGATCTCTACGTAGCTTTCTACGATGCCCGTCGCGGAAAATCGAAGCGTTCGTATATCCGTAAGTGGGAGAGCAATCTGAAGGAGAATATGGAACAGTTGTGCGACGACCTCTACAACCGCACCTACCAGCCACAGCCTTCGAAATGTTTCATCGTCGACTATCCCAAGAAGCGCGAGATATTTGCCGCTATGTTCCGTGACCGCATCGTGCATCACCTCTATTTCAACTACACACACGACATCTACGAGCGCACCTTCATCGCCGATGCCTATTCGTGCATCAGAGGTCGCGGCACCCACTACGGCGTCAACCGTCTGCGCGACTTCTGCCGTCGGGAGTCACAGAACTGGCAGCAGCCCTGCTACGTCATGCGCCTGGATATTCGCGGCTATTTCATGCACATCGACCGAAAGCGGTTGCTCGACATCGCACTGCGGACACTACACCGCAAGGCCAAGGACAAAGACCTCGACTTTCTCTGTTGGCTGACACGTATCATCGCCATGCTCGACCCGCGACGGAACTGCATCATCGTAGGCGACCCGTCGAACTGGGACGGACTCGACCCCGCCAAGTCGATGCTGCATCTGAAGGACGGCCTCGGACTGCCCATCGGCAACCTGACGAGTCAGCTGTTCTCGAATGTCTATCTCAATGAGTTCGACCAATTCATGAAGCGCACGTTGAAATGTCGCTACTATGGCCGATATGTGGACGATGCTTTCGTGGTATCTGCAGACAGAGAGTGGCTGACGAGGATAGTGCCCGACGTGCAGCGGTTTCTCAGGGAAAGGCTCGGCGTGGAGTTGCACATGGGCAAGCTCATCATCGAGGAGGTACACAGAGGCGTGGAGTTTCTTGGTTCCTACATCAAGCCCTATCGCACATACATCAGCAATCATGCCCTGCGCCGCATAGAGCATAAGGTGGCGCATCTCGATTTCAGGAAGCCGTGGCGGGTGGTGCGCTCCGTCAATTCCTATCTCGGTATCTTCCAGCACACCGACTCGGTGAAGATACGCCGACGGCTGCTGATGACGAAAGACATCATGCGCTTCTGCATTTTCAACCGTGAGATGACCAAAGCCCGTGACCGGCGGACTGAGTAAACCCCTGGCAGCATAACGGGCGAAGGGTAAAGTAATCATAAAAAGTTTGGAATTATGAAAGTAAACGGAACACTGACCGACTTTGCGCCGATGCGCAACGAAGGCACACGCATCACCATCTGCTACGGACTGAAGCATCTGGACGGCGACCTCTACGAGTGGCACGAAATCTACCTGTCGAAGAAACAGAATGCCACCATCTCACTCGACATCGTGAAGCAGGCCATCCTGGGCGACATCAACCATCGCACGGACGAGAAGATACTGAGCGGGCTGGTGTGGAAGGGCAACCCCGTGTGGCTCTCGCAGGAAAACCAATTCAATTTCAAGGCTGCCTACGACCTCGCCGTGCAGACTGACGGCGCAACGCTGCCCGTGACGTTCAAGCTTGGCGAGCAGGAAGACGGCACACCTGTCTATCACACCTTCGAGACGATGGAGGACTCCACCGACTTCTATACCGCCGCCGTGAACCACATCCATCAGAGCGTGGCAGACGGTTGGCTGGAGAAAGACGGCATCGACTGGACACCCTACGAGGCACTATTCCCCGAACCCACCAAAACCGAAACGACGGAGTAAATGGCGTATTCATCTGGATTCCTTCATGACCTCATCATGCCAATGAACCGCAAGGAGGCGGTGCAGGGTAAGTTCGGTCTCGACAGCGCAGGCATCGAGTGGGAGGAGGTAGGCTGTCTTCACGCCAATGTCGATTATCAGCGCGGCAAGTCGGCCATGAATGCCGGGAGCCTTGATGCCTATGCGGTGAAGATAGTGCGCATGAGGTGGACGAACGTGTTCAACGAGCGCAGCCGTATCAAGTATCAGGACAAGACGTATCAGATCATCCCCGAGACGTGGAACCCGAACCGACGGGAGAACACGCTGCAATTCCTGATGCAGTTAATTGTGAACGATAAATAAAAAGGAACTATGAGCAAAAAACAAACAATCGCAATCATCCACTTCAACACGCCCGAACTGACCGAGGCTTGCATCCTGTCAATCAGAAAGCAGGGTTGCGACTGGCCCGTGGTGGTGTTTGATAATTCGAGAAGCGTGACGTGGCCCTCCGGTGAGTGCATGCCCGAAAGAACACTGGAGGCGCACCCGTTCACCCGACGGATGAAGAGCGTGAAGGTCATCGACAACACGAAAGGACAACAGGTTGACTTCGAGAAGGCCCTGCAAGCATTCCCCGACAAGCACGAGCCTCACGCGGCTGTGAATGGCTGGGGCTCGGACTGCCACATGATGACGGTTGAGAAGTTGTGGGAACTGCTGCCCGACGGGTTCATCCTTGTGGAGAGCGACATCCTGCTGCGGGAAAACCCAGCCGTGATGTGGAATGAAAAGTATTCCTTCTGTGCCTACGTGCAGAAGGAGCAGCGCGGCAACAAGTTCGGGCGTGGTCGCATCCTTCCGATGCTCTGCTATTTCAACGTACCGAAGTTCCGTGCCTACGGTGTCCACTACTTTGATCCTGACCGCTCGTGGATGCTCCACAAGGGCGAGGACAATCCCAAGAACTGGTACGACACAGGCGCGTCTCTGCTTGAAGACGTGCTGGCAAACAGGCCGAATCTCGTAGGATTGAACGTTGACATCCGTCCGATGGTGGTACACCTGGGTGGTGGCAGCTATAAGAACGTCAGCCTGAAGGCGCAGGCAGAGTGGCTGAATCAGCATCGCGCACTTTGGGAGGGCGAATCAGGGGGACAGGTCCATGATTCTTCCGCGAAGAATCACGCGACCTGTCCCCCTGATTCGCCGAAATCGCCGAGTAAACCCAAGACCACAAAACGCACGAACAGTAAAAAGGAATAAGATATGAGTTTTTTCAGTAATCTTTTCAAAGCGGCTACGCCCGAAAATGCGCTGATGGTACGCGAGGCGACTCCCACACCAGGAGTGCCCTCATCGACCATGCCGCCCGAAACTCCGAAGGTGGAGGGTGGCGACTACATGGAGCGCATCGTGGCGACGCGAACCCCCGAGGCGGCTTGCTCGGTGTCGGCGGTCTATCGTGCCGTGACGCTGCGTGGCGACACCATGAGCGTTATGCCGGTGCAGTACCGCAAAAAGGACTTCGAGGGCGGCAACTTCGTACAGGACATGCGCGGCCTGGGCAAGCGCATCAACTATCTGTTGCAGGAGGAAGCGAACCCCATTATGTCGGCTCCCGACCTGTGGAACCTGGTGGAGCTGAATCGCACACTGACGGGCAACGGCTTTGTCTATATCGAGCGCGACGAGTTCGGGTTCCCGCTGCACCTGTGGCTTGTGAAGAGTTGTGGCTACAACATCAATACCGCCACCTATGCCAGCATTGTGTATCTAACGGATCGTGGCTACAAGACGGAGGTGAACGTGCCGACCAGCGACGTGCTGCATTTCCCGAACAACTTCCGCTACCCGAACGGCTGGGGCAAATCGACGCTGCTCTATGCTTTCGAGGCTCTGACGCTCAACCGCACCCTGCGCTCGCAGGCTCTCGACACGGCGGCAAAGGGCGGGCGCATCAAGGGTATCATCAGCGAGAAGCAACCGCAGCAGGGCGTGGGCACGCTCGCCTACGGACTGCTGAATCAGAGCGAGGTGCAGAAGACGGCCCAGGAGATGCAGAAGAAGTTCTACTCAGGTCACGACATCGTGTCGATGCACGGTCTTGAGTCGTTCCAAAACCTGAGCATGACCGCACAGGACATGCAGATGCTGGAGCAACTGGGCATCACCTACGACGACGTGGCCCGCTATTGGGGTGTACCGCGTCCGCTGCTGATGCTCGACACCAACAGTCATTACAACGACTATCAGAACGCCACGATGGAGTTCCACACCCGTACCATATTGCCGCTGAAGAACCGCAACGAAAAGGAGATTGCCCGCAAGCTCATCGGCATGAAGGACTACGGCACACGCGACATCCACATCTGCGAAGACCCGCTGATGGTGATGGACCCCGAACGCCGTGCAAAGGTGGCACAACTGAAGATGCAGGCAGGACTCTGCACCGTGAACGAGGCCCGCCGCGACTTCGACATGCCAGCCGTGGAGGATGGCGACGTGCCAATGGCAAGTGCCAACCTGATGACGCTGAAAGCACTCATCGCCAAGAGCGACGCTGCCCAGCAGCTGAAGCCGGGCACATACACCGTGGAAGAACCGCCAAAGGAGGGCGAAGACCAATAGTTTTTCATTGCAGTTTCGACTATGGCAAACCGAGCAATAGACATACCGCAGCGATACTACGTCGAGGACTCGCTATTCCCGACGGACAATATGCTGGAGATTCCGCAACTGAGGGCTGACATGCAGCCAAAGAGTTGCGCTATCCCGTTTGTGTTGTTTGGTGAACAAAGACGCTCATTCCAAATGAAGGGGCAGGGCACGCTCTGCTTCTACACCGACGACTACCGTTTTGCGACCGTCTATGAGCACCCCGAAAAAATCCTGTACATGCAACCGAAGAACATTGTGGAGCCTAACTTCTCGCTGTACGACGAGACTCCCATTGCTTTCGGTATGCAGCAGATATACAAGAAGCGTTGGATAGGCCGTGCGATGCAAGAGCGTGGCGTGAGGGTGTTCGTCGATTTGTGCTGTTCGCCGAAGTTCTACAAGCTGAACCTGATGGGCGTGCCTGCCGGCTATCACTCGTTTTGCACCCGTGGCTATTCGTACCAGGTGGAGCACTTGGCTTTCGAGTTGGAGATGGCGAAGATGATAGCGGGCGACAATGAGCTGCTGTTTGTCTGCTATGGCGGTGGCGATCCGTGCAAGCAGTTCTGCCGTGAGAACGGGCTGGTGTATGTCACGCCCGTTGTCGAGGTGAGGAACAAAGACCAACGCCACCAGAAGATGAAGGAGGCCGTGGCTTTCTTCGACCAAGAGATAAGCATGACCGCTCTCAATCCCAAACTGAACGACCTGCCGAAACTGGAGCAGATGATGGGCGAGAGAGTGGAAGATTTCAGACAACATTCTATTGCAGTTTCGGAAGGAAAGGAGGCTAACAATGGGTAGAGGACATGGAGGAAGCCGAGGTGGTGGCGGTGCCAAAGGATTTCAGGGCGACGCTTCAATGCGCGGAATGTCAGCCGGACTTGCAAAGGCTCTGACTGAAAGAGAATCACTGATTCGTAAAAACGACGACTATGAAATGGGTACCGTTTACGATGAACAGGGAAACATAGTTTTCAACAATGACCGTGGCGCATCTGGTTCTGTTTATCTTGGTACAGATTACAAGGACAAAATCGTCACACATAGCCATCCAATGCACGGAGTTCCAAATCCATTTGGTCAATCTTTATCAGGTGGTGACATAGAAGGAGCCATGAGATTTGACGCAAAAGAATTTCGAGCCGTAACCCGAAACTACACCTATTCGATGAAACGGCCAGCACAAGGTTGGGGCAATCCTGATAAAATGGCAAGTGAATGGAAAAAAGTATCTCGCGTCGTCAACAAACGAGATAATAAATTCCTCGAATCCTATAAAGGCGATAAAGCAGCCGAAAACAGAAGGCTTGGGTACACTCGTGCCCATAGGATAAACAAAGAATTCGCTCGTAAGTTCGGCATTGAATACATAAAACTACGGGTGAACTGATTCGGTAAACCCCAGACACGAAAATCCCCGTATAACGTAACGTGAAATAAAAATTGACGTAAGGACAAATTAAAATTGACGTAACGATATGGCACAACTGACACTGAAGGTCAAGAAGGTGGCCAACAAGAACCTTCGCACGAAAGTAATGGGCTACGCCAGCCGCGCTATCGCCAACGGCGTTGCCACGTTTGATGACATCTGCGCCCAGGCAGCCACGAACACCACGCTCCACCCGAAGGAGCTGGCACTGGCTTTCGGGCTGGCACTCGACGCCGTGCGCGACGCACTGAAGAACGGCAAGATCGTTGACCTCGACCAGATAGGCCGACTCTACCCCGCCATCAGCTCGCACTGGACGGAGACGGAGGATGAGCAGACGCTGGACGGACTGACCAAGCGCGTGGCCTACCGCCCGTCGCAGGAAATCACCGCTGCCATCGCCGGTGCAAAGCTGGCATGGGCCACGAAGAAGGAGGCCGAGGAGAGCGAGAACAACGGCACCACCACAGACGACCCCAACGAGGGCAACGACAACCAGGGCGGCGGCGGCAATGACCAGCCGGGCGAACTGGAGGGATAAACGTATCACTTTGCTTTGCAGTTTCACAGCACTATGGCATACACCCCGAACCCCACGAAGGAAGAGATTGACGCTCTGGAGCGCGAAGTCGAAAAGAGCCGTCGCCGTCAGCGCGTCCGCACGGCGGTAAACCCTGAACGCAGTTATGCGGGATAAGTAGTAACATCATTTAATCGAGATAGACGATATGAAACAAGTAAGATTCGTACCTATCGAGGCTTGCAATCTGCAAGTCCGAGAACCACAGGAAGGTGAGCAGGAAAGCCGCACCATCATCGGTATGCCGATAGTGTATGGCTGCCGCTCATGCAACCTCACCCCGTGGTCGGAAGACCGCGAGGTCTATGAAGTGCTGGAGGCAGGCTTCATCAGTCCCGAACTGCTTCAGCGGTCGGACGTGGTGCTGAACCTGAATCACAGCAACTTGGTAACCGACATTCTGGGACGCTACCGCAACTCAGAACGTGACACCCTCGCCCTCGACATGCAAGCGACGGGTATTGCCTGCCGCTGTTCGCTCCCACGCACCAACAACGCCAACGACGCGCTGGAACTGATGCGCCGTGGCGACATCGACGGCATGTCGTTCGCATTCAACGATAACCCCAACGACAGGGAGAGCGTGACCTACGAGCGCACCAACGAGCGCAGTGCAGACGGCAAGGAAGTGTGGCTGCGCCATGTGCGCAAGGCTACTGGCTTCTTCGACGTGGCCATTGTCACCCATCCCGCCTACGGTCAGACATCGGTAGTGACCCGCGAGTTTGCCGACGAGATCATGCGTGAGATTGACGCTCAGATTGATGCCCACAAGCGCGAACAGGAAGCCACCGACAAGCAGCCCGAAGAGTCCGAGGCCGAAGCCCAGCAGAAGGAGCAGGAGGCAAAGGAGGCTCAGGAGCAGGCTGAGCGCGAGTGCGGCGGTGGCGGTGGCTCGGATGATGACGAGACAAAGAAAAAGGAGGCTGAGGAAGCCGCAAAGCGTGAGCAGGAAGCCCGCGAACTGGAAGAGCAGGAGCAGCGTTTCCGTGAACAGCAGGCTATGCGTCTGCGTGCCCAGCACCGCCGTCGTGAAATCGACATAGAATCACTTAATTATTAACCCTATAAAAACGTTTTTATCATGGCAACAATGACAAAAGCACAAATCGAGAAGCGTCAGCTGGAAATCATGACCCAGCTCGACGAGATGGACGAGAAGACCAACGTGCGTGAGGCTAAAATCCGCACCCTGACTTCTGAGGAGCAGAAGCAAGAGCGTGAGAAGCTGATGGCTGAGCAGCGCGAGCAGGATCGTCAGTACGACAACCTTGTCCGTGAGTCGGCAGGCCTGTCAGCACGCATGAAGGACATGGCAACCCGCGAGGAAGCCAAAGTCATCAAGACCCGCGAGGACAAGGGCAAGGAGTTGCGCGAGATGATTGCCGACTGCTTCACCCACAAGCGTGCAGCCAACGCAACCACCATCCTCGCCAACGCCGTCACCGAAGGCACCGACAAGAACACCACCGGCAACCTCGATGCAGGCGGCTTGATCCCCGTAGAGATTCGCCCCATCATCGACACCAAGGTGCCCGGTATCGAACTGCCCGACGACCTTCAGATGTTGACTGGTGTGACTGGCACTCAGGTTATCCCTTACTCTATCAACGATGTGAAGTTCACCATCGAGGGTGAGGTGACCAAGGTGGCTGAGCAGAAGCTGGACTTCGCCAACATCAAGACCAACCCGCAGCGTGTCGCTGCCTCTGTTCCCGTATCACGTCGTGCCGTCGCTCAGGCTGCATTCGACATCATCGCCTTCCTGACCTACAAGTTCCAGAAGGGTTGGGCCATCTTCCGTGCTCAGCACGTCTATGGCCACGGCGATTTCGACAAGCTCGACATGCCTTTCGCTAAGGTTGACATCGTGGAGCTGACTCTCGACGAGAACGTCGGTAAGAACATCGCCAAGGAGATTGCCGCGATGTACGACCTTGGCTTCGAGGGAGACCCCGAACTCATCATGGACAAGACCACCGAGGTTGACCTGAAGTTCACCAAGCTCATCCCCGGTACCACGGACTCGAACCGTACCGTCGTGCAGGATGGCCAGTGCGTAGGCTACCGCTACAAGGTATCTCCGTACATTGACTACTCGTTCGACGAGAACGGCATCGGTACGAAGGACTTCGCTGACCCCGAAACCAAGAAGATTCCTATCCGCTACATCGGTATCGGACACTTTGGTTATCTGAACGAGCAGGTGTACGCTGATGGCATCGAGTTCAACGTGGACGGAACAAGTCAGGAAAACTTTGACAGAAATGTCATTGCCCTGGGTATGGGCCTTGACTATTCACTTGTTGAAATGTCAAGCAAGGTCAACGGCGGCAACGGCTCTGGCAAGCCCCAGGCCTTCAAGCTCATCAAGCTCGTCGAGCCCGCATCTTCTAACGAGATTGGCGGCTAAACCCTCTCACAGTGAATCAAGGTTCATAGTTTCTTGATAAGCGGCTGGCGGGTCTCCCCGATGCAACAGCAAAGGCCGTGAGGCCCGTCAGCTTATTTTCTAACCAGTCACACCGAAACAACAATGAGTCTCATCACCGATGCTATCTTTGTCAAGGCCCTGCGCTCGAATGCATCCCTCATCGCGTCACTGCCTGCCGGCGACGTTTATAACACCGCCATCGCACTGCCCGATGAAGATGCAGACAACGCACCGCTGCCCTACGTCATCGTATCGTTCGACGGACTGAACAATCAGGACGCAACGAAAGACGACGATTTCGAGGCAGACAGCGACCAAGTGCAGATAGGCATTGAGATTGCTGCCGAGACGCGCCCACAGTTGGGCGAGTTGGCACGTTCCGTCCGTAAGACCCTGCGCGAATACTTCCGCGAACATCAGGGCGACGACTGCGACGAGGACTACCAGCTTATCCCCGAGGACATGACCCTCTCGGCACAGCCCGTGCAATATGACTCACTGAAGCCCTGCTACTGGCAGCGGCTGACGTATCAGTGTGACACTAACATCGACGATTATGAGCAAGATTAAAGGCCAGAACTTCCGATTGCTCCAGAACGCGGCAGCCATCCCCGAGGCAACCAACTGCTCTATCACCCTCCAAGGCAACACCGAGGACAACAGCACGAAGGATACCGAGGGCATGTTCACGCAGGAGACCATCGTCTCGACGCAGTGGTCGGCTCAGGTGGACACCCAACAGAGCGACACCGCCGCACTGAGAGCCATCATCTCCACCTTCATTGCAGCCCAGGCCGTGCCTGTTGGCTGGGATCAGACGGCTGGTGCGCAGAACAGAGTGGCACAGAATGCCAACTTCAAGCGCAGCGGCCAGGCACTTCTCAATGATTTCACCATGAACTTCAACGACCGCGAGACGGTCGGACTATCACTACAATTCCAAGGGACAGGAGCCCTCAGTTAAGCCATTATGAAGAAAGGACAATACATCAGGCTCTTGCTGGCCACTACCAGCAACCCCACAAAGGTTATTGCAGCCGCCAAGCAGTTGGCCCTACATGGCTCTGCTCAGACGGAAGAGAGTTCGACCAAGGACACCACGGGCGACGCTCTGGAGTACGACGTGACGGGACTCAGCTACGACATCACAGGCAGCGGACTGGTGCTCACCACCAACGACGCGCTGCTGACGGGTGCCAACGGGCTGAACGACCTCGAATCGTGGGTGAAAGACCAACTGCTCTACTGGCGTATCTGCGTCATGGAGGGCACGAACAACCGCACCGTGGTAGAGGAAATCGCCCACGGCGAGTGCAAGTGTACCAACCTCCAGATTCAGGCACAGAACAAGCAGAATGCCCAATACAACTACACGCTGAATGGTTATGGTCCTATCGTGCCAGGCACAGGCACCAAGACCGTTGCCAAGACCAGCGGTGACAAGTAAGCACGGAGGGCGGCGCGTCCGTCCCCCGCTTTTTTTTATTCAAATATCAAGATAACTATGATCCACGAAGAAATTACCCTCGCAGGCAAGCCCGTCACACTGGGCTACTGCTACGCAACAGAAATCGCCTACAAAGACCTGTCTGGCGAAGACATTGCCGCCATCATCCAAGAGACCATCGCCTGCGTCAACGCCAAGCCAGCACGGATGCCCGACGCTAAGCGCAGCATCTACCTCGTGCTGGCTGCTGTCATGGCCTACTATCAGAGCCAAGACGAAGACGCGCCTATCAAGGACACCGACCTGATGAACGACACCACGCCAACCGAACTCGGAAAGGCCCTCGGCACCATCATCAACCTCTGGGCGAAGTTCTATAACATCCCCAAAGGCGAACCCGAAGACAAAACAGCGAAAGGAAAGGGCAAGGCAAAAAACTAACCACCGCCCACGACATTTATCAACTGCTCGTGGGCGAGATAGGCATCCCCCGCCGTGAGTTTCTCTACGACCTCCGCTTCTGGGAAGTGCGCCGTATCATCCGGGGCTACCGTCGCCGCGACCTGCTGAAGCATCAACTGATGGCTGAATGCGTCTATGCCGCTATCCACGTCATGCGTGACCCCCAAGGTAAGACCGTGGCCGACATGTTCCCCATGCTCTTCGACTTCGACGATGACGACGACGAACCGCCCATCTCTGCCGAAGACGTGGAAGAACTGCAGGCCATGATGGACGCGCTCAACAGCCCGGACAAGTAAACCTATGACCGCAAAACCCTTTATAGTAAAAAGGGGTACTACCTTTTATAGTAAAAATGGGTACACCCCTTTATAGTATAAACCCTAAAAACCTTTATTTTATGATCGATTACAAAGGACAACTGAACATGGGCAACGAGGCCATACAGAGTGAGAAAACCATTACCGCCAATGAAGTGCTCCGCACCTGCGATACGAAGGCACTGGCTCGTGAGATTTCACATCAGAATGCGCTCATACCCGAGCAGGTGGCAGCAGCCGTGCTGGAGAACTTCTGCAAGGCCGCAGTCGAGAAGATGGCCGAAGGTTTTGCCATCCAGCTGAACGCGGGCGACGAGGTGGCCATCCGCATCTTCCCCGACATCCATATCAAGGGCGGCAATATCAATCTCGCCCGTGCCAAGGAGCTCGACCCGACGGTGACCGAACTCACCGAGGACAACGCTGGCGACCTGATCGACAAGGCGGGCGGTGTCACCTGTCGCGTCCGTGCCACCTGTATGCAGAAATTCACCGACCTGTTGGAGAAGGAGGAGTATCAGGTGAAGCGCGTCGGCATCGAGACCAAGGCCTACGTCGCCAAGACCGGCAACGGCGAAGACGAAGGCGACGGCGGCGACAACCAGCAGCCCGGTGGCGGTGGGGACATCGAGGGATAGAGTAAACCCAAGACCCTATAACCGCCGATTAGTAAGCCAACTAATCGGCGGTTTTCTTTTTATGGCAGACATAAGCGGACAATTCGAAGTTGACGGGCTCGTCAAGCAGCGCAAGGAACTGGAGCAGATGCTCTCCAGCAACCCCGACATGGAGAAGCGGTTGCAGAAGGTCATTCGCAAGGTGCTCATGCAAGCACGTAAGACCGTCATGGACAGCATCCAGTTCAAGCACGGCGATCCTCGTGATGCTCGCAAGGCCGTGAAGACGGCCGTCTATCGCCGCATCCTCGGTGGTTCCGTCTCGCTTTTGAACAAACGTAGGGCAGGAGCCGCAGGCAGTTACGAGCCACCCCGCAAGGGCAGCAGCGGACGCGGAGGCAACCGTCGCAGCCGTTCGCCTCGCACCCAGAAGATCATGGGCTATCAGGGAGCCGACCGTGCATTCATACTCCGTTTTCTGAATCAGGGTACGGCAGGGCGAAACATTGAGAACTTCGCAACCAACCCCAAGCGTGATGATTGGCCGTCGGTGCCCAAGTGGAACAAGCACCCGAACACCGGCAATCGCGGCAGCATAGCCGCCCGCAACTTCTTTAGTTCCAGCAGCCACAACGCCTTGCAGCAGGCTGCCGCAGAACTCGACAAGCTGATAGACGACATGATACGCGAGGAATTTGGCAACTAACGTTCAGTACGCTGCGGCACTGCAGCAGTTTAAATATACACCAATATGGCAGACATTATATCAAGACTAAAGCTCGAATCGGGCGAGTTCGACTCGAAAATCAAACGTGCCGGACAGGAACTCATGGCATACTCCGAGCATTGCCGCAAGACGGGGCTCATCATGGGCTTCGCCAACAAGGACGCAAGTGCCTTCGCCAAGTCATTAGGAAGCATGCAGACCACCAGCACGACTGCCCGTGGCAAAATTAACGAGCTGTCGGAAGCCTTCGTCAATCTCCGAGTGATGTATAAGAACATGACCGACGAGGAGAAGAACAACCAGTTCGGCAAGAATCTCTCCGCCAGTCTCGACCAACTGAAGACCCGTATACAAGACGCGAAGAAAGACCTCTCCGACGTGACAGCCGAACTGAACGGCAAGGAAGGCGGTGGACTGTTCGGTGGCGGCAAACTCGGCGGCATGCTTCAGGTGTTTGGCGGTAATCTGATGACCAAGGGAGCCGGTATGCTCGCAGGACTGGCCAGCGAGATGGGCGACATGGTGAAGCAGGGCGTAGAACTGGCCAAGCAGGGTGAGGGCATCCGCATCGCCTTCGAGCGACTGGGGCGCGGAGACATCCTCGACGGATTGCGCCAGGCTACCCACGGCACTGTGACCGACATCGAACTGATGAAAGCCGCCGTAAAGTTCAACGACTTCAAGCTGCCGCTCGACGAACTCGGCACGATGCTGGCATTTGCCCAGCAGAAGGCAAAGGACACCGGGCAGTCGGTGGATTACATGGTAGACTCCATCGTGACAGGTCTCGGCCGTAAGTCGCTCATGATCCTCGACAACCTCGGATTGTCAGCCAGCGAGGTCAAGGAACGTATGGCAGAGACGGGCGATATGACCAAGGCCGTCGGTGCCATTATCCGTGAACAGATGGCCAAGGCGGGCGACTATGTAGAGACCGCTGCCGACCGCGCCGCACAAGCCAACGTCAGCCTGCAAAACAAGATGGAGGAACTTGGCCGCAAGTTCGCACCGCTGCAAGAGGCCAGCAATAATATGTGGACGTCGATGAAGATTGGCATCATGGACGTTGTCGGAGGCCCATTGACGGACTTGCTGAACAAACTGACAGAAGCGGGAAGGCTGGCAAGCGCATACGGCGTACTTGGAGGTAATGCTAAAGTCGGGCGCATGACGTCCAACCTGTCTTCTGCAAGAGAGGGAAATCGCCAAAGCATTTATCAGCAACAGCAGCAGCAGTTCTGGCGATACATCAACCCACGCGAGCAACAGATCAGGGACATCAGGGCATGGCAGAGCGGACAGCGCGGCGAAGCCCTGCAAGGCCGAATCGGTGCTATCCGTGACAAGTACGGGTCACTTGACGCGACCAAGATACAGGCCGAGGTAGATGCAGCCAAGAAGATGCTTGCCGACTACCAGAGTGCTGCCAAGCAAATTCTCCAGCCTATCAAACAGGAAATAACACCTACCATCACGACATCGGGCGGCACAACAGGCGGTCATGGTGGTGGTTCGCGTGGCGGCGGTTTCGATTTGTCAAAAATCGCTTTTGACCCGGACAAGGCTGCGCTTTCCGCCACAAAAGGTGTAGACACGGGGCCGTCGGAGATATGGAAGGCTATTACCGAGGGCGCAAAAGAATCGACAAGTTCCGTTGAAGACTTGGCAAAGGCTTTCGAGAAACTAAACGCGGCACAAGGCGTGACAGCCGGAGAAGGCGTGAAGGATTCCTCTGAAATGGCCAAAAGCTGGAGCAATGCGGGCACGGCTATCAGTGCCGTTGGCTCAGCCATGAGTCAGATAGAAGACCCGGCTGCAAAAGTCATGGCAACTGTTGCACAGGCTATTGCTACCATTGCGCTTACTTACGCAAAATCGCTTGAAGGAACATTCACACCCTGGGATTGGATAGCAGGTGCAGCTTCGGGTTTAGCAACGATGATAAACGTTATCTCAGCCATCCACTCAGCCACTGGCTACGCCCAGGGCGGTGTCATCAAGGGCAACTCTTACAGCGGCGACAACATCGGCGGCATGGTGGACGGAGGCGCAGGCGGTTTCGTCGGTTTGAATGCAGGCGAGGTGGTGCTTAATGCGGCCCAGCAGCGCGGGGTGGCAAGTGCGCTGAGTGAAGGCGGCAACCGCCGGATAGAAGTGTTCGGGCGACTTTCAGGCGAGACCATCTATCTTTCCTCTGACCGCTATACCCGCCGGACTGGTCGCGGCACCATCATGACTTGGAAATAAAACAGAAGAAAATATGGCAATTCTCGGGAAAAACATTGTAATATATCAGGGCGCGACGGGGACAACACCGATCATCGCAGCCGCCAAGACGTGCAGCATCAGTTATCAGACCGACCTGATAGAGATTGCATCCCCATCTACGGCCGAAGCCCGCGAATATGTGGCAGGACGCGACGACTGGAGCATATCGCTCAACCACCTGGTGACTGCCGGCGCACCGTTCGAGGGACTGCTGAAGGTGCGCCACAAGTATACCATCAGTGTCGTAGTGGGTGGCCAGCGGCGCACGGGGACGGTGATATGCCAACAAGCAGACCTGAACGGAGCCGTCGGCAGTCTCGCCGAAGGTACGGTCAAGTTCAAGGGGACGGGACGATGCCCGTTCTACACGGCATGAGTAACCCCTTGGCGGTGTTTGTCCTGATAGGTAAAAGATAACTATGGCATATCAGCAGAACTTCGCAGCACTCGACGGCACAATCATGACGCTCACCATCGGGAACGTGACAATCCCAACAGGGGTTGTCACGCCTCCGCTTGCCGACGACCCGTTCACCACCGAAGAGGAAGCCGACACAGATATGTTTATGCCGACCCGCACCCAGACTGGCTATGTCAGACTGAGCTCGATGGACAAGTCGGCATGGCGTGCGTTTATCCCCGGCGGCACTTGCGACAAGCCCGTGACGCTGACTGCCGGAAACGCTATCGTGTGGCAGGGCTAGCTCCAGACGGGCACCTATGGTATGCCGTTCCCCGCTATCTATGAGACCGTAGAACTGCCCGTCATCTGTCCGCTCGGCGCACTCGATTCGTTCGATGTGGAGAACGAATGGGGCACGGGGCATGAGATGGTGACGCTCTCGCAGATGATATACTATATCTTCTCGCGGCTGTCGGGCCTGACGTTCACGTTCCACTTCCAGGTAGGCAGTCTGGAGAGCGTACAGGCGTGGCTGGCCTACAGCGTCGCTTGGCGCAACTTCCTCAGCGAGTCCGGCGGCAAGCTGTCGTCGCGGTTCTCATGTCTCGGGTTGCTTCAGGAGTTGTGCAAGCTGTTCGGATGGACTTGCAGGGTGCGGGGGCAAGGGATATACTTCACCAGCATCACCGACTCACAGCGCAACAGCAAGTTTATCACCTGCTCACTGGCCGCTCTCAACACCACCGGGCGCGTGACGTTCAGCGACGAAGCGATGTCGCCGCTGACACTGACAGACAGTATGTTCGCCTCCACCAACCATCAGGAAGAGTACATACCGGGTGTGAAGAAGGTGACCGTCAGCAGCGAACTGAATCCCTACGACGTGCTGATAGACCTTCCCTACGAGGAGATGTATCAGGAACATAAATACGACACGCCGACCGCCGGGCCCAACATCAAGCGGTGGCGCGTGTACCGTGACAACGAGATATGGCTGCTGTATCGCCGGAACGCGACCGGGCAGGAAACCTTCGAGAACCTCGACGTGGCTGTCAATGCCTATGTGGAGTCGGCCATTGAGGGACAGCCGCAGTGCTACGGCCGCTTTATTGTGTTTGACAACGACGTGGAGTTCGACGGGTCAACGCCCGTGCCAAAGGCTAAGTACAACTGGATCAAGGCGTTCGAGTGCTTCCGTAGCGGCGAATACGGCAACCGCACATCTCAGATTCCGCTATTCAGCCTGACGTCGAAGCAGGCATGCACGATTGGCTACGGCGTGTTGTGGATCAACGGACGCTGCGACATTGAAGCTGACTATAGCAACGCTGGCATATACCGTGCCACTTGCACGCTGAAAATCGGCAACCGCTACTGGAACGGATCTGCATGGACAACCACCGCCGGCACCTTCGCGCTGGAATACACGAAAGACGGCATCCGAGACGTACAGGCAAGCGGCTATTCAACGGCAGACTATGAGGGTCTGGGCATACCCGTGGGGCCTCCACTGTCGGGCATCGTCTACTTCGCAGTGAACGATGTGCAGCCTCTTTTCCCATCGGAGCCGGACATAAATGGCTATTTCCCTTTGATGGACTTCCAGATAGGCTTCGTGCGGAGCGACGAGGACCAAGAGCTGAACGACATCAGCTATACCGCTGACGGCGGCGCATTCCCCGAAAATATCGACGTGGACACCATTTTCTCAACCGACAAGACACGTATGGCAGGCTCGCGCACCATCCGCTGTCAGATGGGCTACGGCCTGCTGATGTCGGGCAATAACGTGGTGCAGACAGCACCCTACGGCAGTATATGGGACAAGAAACCGGAACAGCGCACCGCCGACCTTATCGCCGACTATGGCAGTCGTGTGCGCCGTGTGCTGACACTCGATCTGTGGTCGTCACAAATCGGACTCGGTGCAGGCCCTGTAACTCCGATGAGTTTGGAGGGGACGAGCTATTACCCCGTCTCCGTCAGCCACAACTGGCGCGACGATGTAAGCACGGTAACACTAATGGAAATCGCAACGCTATGAGTAAGACACTGACACGAGAAGAGATCCTCCGGCTTCAGAAAAAGCAGGCCGGCACGGTAGGCGGCAGCGGCAATGGCTCGGGAGGTGGAATCACACAAGCACAACTCGACGCGGCACTGGCCAGGAAGGTAGACGTGGACTTCTTCGCCCAGTTGTTTGAGGTCTATGACGGCTTCGACCCTGCCACCGCCACGAAGATTGAGACCAATTCCACGATGCCTACATCGACCACATCCGTCAACATCAAGGCCCTCTTCGGCTTCTGGTCGCAGGGCTTCATTTCGGCCTTGGGTGTCAGTCCCGGTGGCGGCGGTGGCGGTGGCGGTGCATCCTACCTCGGAGACCTTGAAGATGTCACCTTGTCAAGTCCGTCGACAGGGCAGACTTTGGTCTATCGTAACGGCAAATGGATTAACGGTGCCGTCAATCTCAGCGACATTGGTGGCATCAGCATATCAAACCCAGCGGCAGGTCAGGCCATCGTCTATCGTAACGGCGAATGGATCAATGAGGCCATCAATGTCGGTGTCACCAACATCGCCACGGGCACAGGTCTGTCAGGCGGGCCTATCACCGGGACTGGCACTATATCCATCGACAACACCTATCTGACACGTATCTCTCACGGGGAGAGTGCCTACAACTGGGGTGATCATGCCGATGCAGGTTATTTGAAGACCAGCACGTTCGAGGCCACCACCTGGTGGGGGCAGTCGCCTTCTAATGGGGCAGTGAGCGGTTCGCTGTCTAATGTCGGCAATATCAGTATGAACGGGAATATCAATAACACCAATAACAATCAGATGGATATTACCGTAGGCTCTTCTGGCATAAGAATCACATCAGGTGCGGTAACGCTGATCAATCCGACATCGGGCATTCGCATCGGTGACGCGCTCCTGTCGTGGGACGGCCAGAACCAGTGCCTGAAGATTTCTAATGCAGCGAACTCGGCCAACAAGATGTCCGTCTATGCTACCGGCGGAGTCTCGAGCCTTGGAACATCATCCACCTAAACAAGAGAATCATGAGTTACATTAGCAATGTCATCGTCGCCCCCGTCAGCATCCATGACGTGCAGAGTGCGCTTGGAATAGGTAAGCAGGACTTGGGAGAACTGTGTACACATCAGAATGTCAACAGGTGGGCAAAATACAAGCCCGTCGAGAAAGCCCTTATCACGACAACCCCGCAACTTGACAGCAATAATCGCTGGGCAAGTTCAGCGACTTGGTGGAAAGGTACTGACGGCAACTGTGGTATAACATTTACAACTTTTAGTTCCGTTGCTTCGGCAAGAAGTGCAATCACCGAAGGTCTTATTGTATGGAAATACACAAAGCCTTCTGGAGGTTTAACAGCTCCATTCAGGCTTACCGATTTCAACCAGTACTATCATATGGCACCATGTCCTACTACATCAGTTGGTGCAAGTGATGCGCAGTTAAAGGCAGGAGCAATACTGACGATAATGGTCGCAACATCTATTGCTGACGACCTATCGCTGAAACTGAACCATGTAGGCTCGTTATCGGACTACTACTATCTTGCCGCACTTTTCACATCTTCTGGAGAGTTGGTACTCCTGCACACGTCATCAAAGAAGGTGGGTGATTACAATAGTGGTGAGACCGTATCAATAGAGATACCCTATAACAACGGCTCTTACGGCTACCAAGGCAAACTAACTGAGGGCACGACATACAAATGTTTCGTAATGATGTCAAGCGTAGCATACACATGTGCTACATCGGCACAGAACGGCACATATATACCATTGCCACAGAACAACTCAGATGCCGGGTTAGGACCGACAGACGTGAGATGCCTTGCAAGTTCGCAGTACGCATCTGTGGATGCCGTCGCCGACGGAAGACTCGTGTCTTGGACTGTCCAACTCTTTGGCGCAGGAAACCCGAATGCGGTTACGATACAACTTATCAACGCATCGGATAAATCCGTTGTCAGCGGACAGTCAAGGACTATCGACTTCTCAGACGGCTCTACCGTTATTACTGGCGGCTACGAAAGAAAGAACACTATACATGAGACGCTTACGTGTCCTACCGACAATATTGACCTCTATATGGTAGAGTTCATATACAGCACCATTGACGTGAGGGCTACAATCAAGCATGATATATCGCCAGATTTGTAATCAATTCACTTTTAATAAAACGTATTTCAAGCAACTATGACAAAAAAAAGAATCCACGAGGTCTACATGTTTCTCGCCACCGCATCGATGAAGCGACTGACCGATGAAGAGAAGATTGCCTTCATCAGACTGCTCAGACAGATGAAGGCCGTGAGCCAAGAACTCAACAGCGCGGCCAACGACGCATACGCGCGAGCCGTCGCCGACGGAATGGAGGACACCAAGGCAATGGATTTTGCCAACCGTGCGGTGGACGACATCGCCCAGTCTGAGAGCGACATCGCCACGGAGACCATGACCAAAGAGACGTACACACGTCTTGTCTTATCAAACGACTGGAACTTCGGGCAAATCGAAGAACTTGGAGCAATCCTGACTATCCAGAACCAAACCAATCAACAATAATCGTATGTATACACTGACTATCATCGCCATCGCCGTACTGACGTGCTACATCGTCACTATGTGCGCAGTCGGGAAAGGCATCCCCAACTCACTGTCACAGACCGTCTTCAACCTGCCAAGCACAGGCCGATGGCTGTGGATCATCATCATCGCATCGGTGACTTTCGCCGTCATGCCGTCACTCATGGAGAAATCAAGCGAGTCCACGCGGTTCCTGGCATTTTTCGCCTGTGCAGGACTGATGCTTGTAGCAGTATGCCCGCTTGTCGGAGACAAAACCGACTACGCCTACAAGGGGCACATGATCGGTGCGTATACCGCAGCCATCGCCTCACAACTGTTCATAGCATTCAACCACTGGCAGCTCCTTTTGCTGTGGATTCCGTGGATCGTGACATGGTGCATTCTCCGGGGCAAGTGGCGCACCAAGATTTTCTGGGCAGAAATGATATGCTTTGCAGATATATTCATTTATGTTTTAATATTTAAGTAGTTAGTTTTTTTTCGCAGGCAGGGGAAGTCGGGAGACCTCCCCTGCTTTTGTCTACCACTCATGCACGTCGTCGGCACCCCAGCCGTCATCAGCCGTAACGCTCATCGTGCCGCCCTTGCCGAATATGCCGCCGGAATAGACCGTCGTCACGTTCCGGCTCATCGTCACGCCATCGAGAGTAACGCTGCCCATCACAGAGCCGTCGCCGTCCAGTACCGCCACGGCAACATCTGTCTGCCATGGCTCAGCCGAAGACAGACCGAAGAACGATGCGGACAACTCACCGGCCGTCCCCACATATCTGGACGGAATGTCTATTTCGCGCGGCTGTACACGTTCGCCTGCGGCCTCGCCTGTCAGCAGGTCGAGACCATAGTACCACACCGACGGGCTGCACACCAGTTTCGCAGCACCTTCGGGAATCTTATCGGTCGGCGAAATGCGCAGACGGGTGGCCACCCGCGAAAGCGTCACCTGCTGGGCAGTCACGGGAACGCCAGCCGCCACCGTCAATGTCAGACAATGCCAGAACGTGTCGCTCGGCTTCTCCCACGTAATCACAGACTCCGACACAGAAGGCCCCGTACCACGGCTAGCACAGAAGCATATCGTATGCTCACCGTAGCCGAGGTCGAGCGACACACTGCCGAATCCGTCATCCGTAGACGACTGGTGTACGGTCTGCATCAGGTCATTGCCTACATAGTCCATCACCCACAGGTCTGTCAATTTCAGGGCCGAGAGGTCAGCGCGTGTCCTCGCCATCGACTCATGCGAAACGCCAGGCCCCACGTCAAACGTCCACGTCGTATGTACCCAAGGCACGGACTCCTTCACGTCTGCAGCCGTCTCCGGCTCATTCTTCCCACAACTCAGCAGCATCACGGCAGCTGCCATCACCATCAGTAATTTTTTCATAGTCTGAATTTTTTAGTTAATATTTAAGGGTAGGGGAGCACACGTCACTCCCCTCGATCCTTCCGCTTGATATAGACGAAACCATAGAAGAACTTATGCCCGTCGTCTTCATCTTCAGCCTGATAGATGTGGCACTCGCAGCGATAAGGGAACGATTCTTCCGTCAGCGAGCGCACGAAGTCCGTCTGATTAGTCGGGATATAGCCGAGGTGGTGGCGGTCTTCGGCAACAATCTTGATAGCATTCGGATCAAACTCGTTTGCAGGCTCCGGCACCAGGGCCGACATCACGCGTCCCATATATCGGATGATGCCCTGTCGGTAGTTGATACCAGCAATCTTCAGGATGCGCAGGTCGTCGTAGATGCTCAGGTAGCCGCCATCGTCTCGGGGCTCCGGCAACGGGCCTCTATACGTGCCGTTAAGCATGGCTTCATAGTCGTCATCATGCCCTGCGGCCTTCGCCTGAATCATCGCTTCCGTCAGTCGTCTCATCCGCTCGGTCTCGGATGCCAAGTCAAAGGCATCATCAGCAGACTGATCACCGTACATCTTCGCCGCCAGTTCCGCTTGCACCTGTTCATGGTTTTTCGCCCGCGAACTGGCAAATATTACGATAACCGCAAAAATGGCGATAATAATTAAAATAGTCATAATTCTATAAGTTTTAAATTATCGTTCCTGTTCCCGTTCAGTACACTGCGGTATCTCCGCAGTCCCCATCTTCTTCGCCACCATGTCAAAATCCTCATGCACGCTCTCCGCCAGCACCTTCGCATACCGCTGCGTTTGCGTGATATTCGTATGCCCCAGCATGCGGCTGACATTCTCAATCTTCGCCCCGTTCCTGAGCATATAAGTCGCAAACGTATGCCGCGCCAAGTGCGAGTGCATCTTAATCTTAATCCCCGCCATCGGCCCCAGCACCTTCAGGCAGTGGTTGTAGTCCGCATTGTCCATCCTCGGCACCCGCATTCCGTACTTCTCCAGCACCCGAACAGCCGGAGGCAGCAGACTGCTGACAAACGGCACGCCTGTCTTGATCCTTTCGCCGTTATGTCGCCACATCGATCCGTCCCATCGGTAGTCGTTCATGTCGAATGCCATCGCGTCAGAATAAGCCAGCCCTGTGTACATTTGAAACATGAAAATATCCTTTGCCGTTTCGAGTACCGACCCAGACGGAGGCTGCAGGGCCTCGAACCGCCGCATCTCATCTTCTGTCAGATACTCCACGCTTTCCCGCTCGCCGCGCTTAAATTTCCCGCGCAGCCGGGCATAGGGATTGGCGTATATCTTCCCGACCTCAACGGCACGGTTCAGGAGAGCCTTTAGGCATTTATGATAGGTATATACGGCACCGTCGCTGATCCTGCCGCCATCCTGGGCCTTCAACCCGTGCAACCACGCATCCCACTCATACACGGCTTCCGTCGTGACATCTTTCCATCGGCGAATCTTACCATATTCCGTCAGCCGTGTCAGCAGCGTCCTGTAATGCTTCAGCGTGCCCTCTGCCATATTCATCATCCCCATCTGCTGCTCTATCCAGTCCAGCAGCGTCGGCTCGTCGCTCATCGCCTCCGAGGTCTGCCACACCTTCCTGCGGATTTCCTCCGTATCAATCGCCGCCCCGCTCTCGATACATTTGTTTACCTCATTGTTTACCCGCTGATAGATAATTCCCAGCCGTTCATTCAGCCCTTTATCGTCGGTCGTGTTCTTCACCTGCCCGGCCACGAACTCCGAGCGGTACACCTTGATACCAGTACCGAAGTAGTATGATTTCCGATTCACTGTCACGCGCACTTCCAGCTGTCCCTTTTGTCCGGCTTTCACCCGTCCACGGTGGTCAAACACGATTGATGTAGTCTGTTTCATATCTTAATCTGTTTTATGTCTATGTTTACCCACGTTTACCATCGTGTGGTGGAAACGGGGAAACAACCCGTCATTTATTGCTATGTTTTGTTGTATATTGTCAATTTTTCAAGTTCAAAGATTTATTGCTAACTCTTTTATTTCCAAGGCGGTGCCCGTATTTTCATGGCACCCCGCCCGTATCGATTAGTGATCCGCTTGGGGTTATTCAAAAGGTTCGACAAAATGATTGTATATGAATAGGTTAACCGTGCTTCATGGTATTGTTTTGGGGAAACATTGGTGAGTTTCTCCACGATGATTATCACGGTTAATGCTATTATATATATTACGATGTTCATACCTGTGCGCGAGGGGATTCTTTGTTTTCGGCAACGCCGATGACGAAGGGGTATTTCTTCAAGACATCTTCAATATTGATAGATGTCGGCATAGAGCGGAGTTCGGCAATGAATTTTTGTAGGCTGGCGATTTCGTCAGCCTGCGATTTGATTTTGTCGGCCTGGAGGTCGATAATGGACTGTTTGTCGACAATCTGCTGATTCAGGGCGGCGACCTGCTGGGCATGTGCGGCCTCGATAGGCTTCAGCATCGACTCAAACATTTTCGACATTATCAAGGTAGTGTCTTGTGACGAAGGCTGTACAGGCTCAGACTGCGGCACATTTTCTTTTTTCGGCTTAACGAATACAATCCGCTCTTCGGGGTGCTGTTGGTAGTAGAACAAATCTTCCATCAGCATGCAGTGCGGGTCTTCACCACGGAAATAGGCCATGTTGAAGATATTGCCGAATGCTTCGTTCATTTTGCGAAGCGTATCATCACTGACAAACTTCTTATCATTCATGATACGGGACAGGGCACTCTCACTGATGCCTATTTTCTTAGCCAGTTCTCCCTGGCCACTGGCAAGGTGCTCTTTATAGATGTAGTCAACGGCGACTTTAAAGAGCTGATTCTTCAGTTTCTTGTCTATTTGACCCATTTTGACCTGTATTTTGTTTAATAAATCTTAAAAATTGACCCGTTTTGCACCAAATTGCTCTACGTTTCATTTTTAGTTTGTATATTTGCACCCGTAAGTAATTAACACTACAACGAGGCAAGAAAATAGCCGTCAGACGGGAGGCCGTCTTTTCGAAGCGGTAAACCGCCAATTTGCGAACACTTTGCGAGGGTGTCGGATTGCAAATATACGGCTTTTTCTGCCAAGTTGTATTAAACAAGGTAATTAATTAAGTAAAATTAAGAAACAACATGGTAACAGACAGAGTGACACGAGACGACATCAGGGCCATCAGCGTAGGGCAGATGGGGGTGTTTGTTTTGCCGAATGAGAAGGCCGTGGAGAGTGCCAGGGTTCAGTTCGCTACGCTGAAGCGGCTGGAGGGTATGGAGTTCGAGCGAGTTGAGACCGGGGAAAGGTTGACAATTGCTTATAAGAGAGTGAAGTAGAACAATGGACAAACTACTGAGGGCAGAAATCATCAACGAGGTGCGGCGTGCGGAGCGCGATGCGCATGAGTGCTACGAAGAGCGATGGGTGACTGACAAAACACTGAGCCAGTACATCGAGACAATGACTCCGCGCTGGCTTCGCAGTCACGGGCACCTGCTGGGACGGACACGGCAGATAGTGACCTCGACAACAGATGGCACAGAGACCAAAAGCCCGTGGGTATATCCCCTGAACAAGATTCTCAGGATGGCCCACGACGGCGAACTAAAGGGACTTTTAGAATGAATAGGTTAAACATGTATTTGTTGGTTGTGGCAGCGGCCACTGAATAGCGCATTAAAGGTAAACACATTAAAAATCTGCCCGCCGCGAGGTTCGCAGGTTTATGAAAAAGGAAGGATGGCTGAGTGGTCGAAGGCACCTACTTGGAATAAGCTGCTGAAACGGATAGTGCCACGTATAGGCGGTGAAGAAAGCGTAGGACATCGCGGGTTCGAATCCCGCTCCTTCCACGATGAAAGTGGAAATGGTTCTTTGACATACTGAGACAAGAAAAATATCCAGCCCAAGGCGGGATAGGGGAGGCGAGACTAACAATCCATGACCCGATCTGAACGACGTCAGGCTGGTTTTGCTGCCGATTTTTCGGCAGTAAGGTATGAAAAGAACTATTTATCTCTATACACCGACATCAGCGCGGAAGTTTGCCGGCTGGGTGGCGCGGTCGGGTCGGTGTCTCTTTACGTCGTATAGTGTAATTGGCAGCACATTAGTCAGAAGGCCTTCAGACTGAGGGTGCCGGTTCGAACCCGGCCACGGCGACAATTAATAACATTATGTCTAACAACTAAAACAAAATGATTATGAAAGAGAAATTTTTTGCATGGATGCGCCGGAACAACATGACATTTTCGGCCATCGCAGGTGAGACATTCACGAATGCCGAAGTGGTTTATACTCACATTGGCCTGGTGGCATTTCTGATAGTGATTGGACTGGCTGGATAGTATTTCAAGTAACATTATTAATAACAAAATTCAAGAACTATGAAGAGTATTAAATTTCGCATGACAGACACCTGTCCACTCATGCTCAACAACCCGCAGACGGTTAATCCGATGAATGAGTTCACAAAGGCTATTGCCGAGTTGACATCAAAGCGCAAGAAGACCGACGATGATCAGAACGAAATCTTTCATCTGAAGTTTCTGGCATCGTGTTATTGGAACAATCGCGGGCAGTATTTCTTGCCGGCAAACATGATTGCCAAGTCGTTCGAGGCAGGAGCCAAGGAAAACAAGCTGGGCGCAAAGTTCCAGCGCAGCGTGTTCGTCTTCAACGATGGCATCCTGAAGTTCGAGGACAACGGATGCACGCCCGAAGAATTGTGGAATAACCACGCCGAGAAGTACGTGGACATCCGACCCGTTGGCATCATGAAGTCGAAGATTGTGACAGCCCGTATGATCATCCCCGAGTGGAGTCTGGATGGAGAGCTGCATTTCGATGAGAGCCAGCTCAACAAAAGCGAGGTGTGGTTGGCGATGACCAATGCCGGACTGAGGTATGGCATCGGTACATACCGCCAGTGCTACGGAAGATATAAAATTGAAGAAATTAAGCAGAAATAGCCAATGAAACGCCAAATAAAATTTAAACAGATAAAACAAACTTGCCCAGAAGAATATGAAGCAAGAATGAATAATCGTTTGGTTGGTCTTGTAACTCTTAGATGGGGAAGACTTGAATGTATTTATCTGCCTTATGGCTGTTATTATAAGAACGAAGAGGTGCTGAAATCGCACCTCTTTGAAAATCGCTTTAAGGGCAATTTTGCAAATGCCAATGAACGCCACGCATGGCTTGGAGAATTTCGTAATCTGCTACATAAACGCAACGAGGCGAACATCAAGCGGCTCGAAGATATAAGATTGAAGAAATTAAATCGAAATAAATTTGCGCAGTCCAGTTATGCTTAGTAGAGTATAGTTGAACATAGCAAAGTTACATCCCAACTAAGCCAAAACTGGCAGAGATTAGCGAAGCATAGCGAAGTATAGCTCAGCAAAGTTATATCCCAACGAAGTAAAGACCAGCGCGGACGAGTCAAGAGGAGTAAAGTTAAGCTCAGCAAAGTTATATCCCAACTTAGCATAGTGGAGCCAACCTAAGTGCAGTACAGTGAAGTGAAGCAAAGTTACATCCCAACATAGCATACATGAGCGGAGTTTAGTGCAGCGAAGCAGAGCAAAGCGGAGCAAAGCAAAGCTATATCCCAACGAAGAGAAGCCGAGTTTTGAGCAGTCTTGTGGAGTGTAGTTAAGCAAAGCGAAGCAAAGTTATATCCATACAGTGCGCAGCAAAGCGGAGTTGAGTAAAGTAAAGCGAAGCAAAGCGAGGCAGAGCGGAGTCAAGCAAAGTTATATCCAAACAGAGCGCAGTAAAGCGGAGTTGAGTATAGTTTAGTAACGCGGAGTGAAGTATACCAATGTATAGCTGTAGCCCGGTTGAGCCCAGTTGAGTGAAGTGAAGTGGAGCGAAGCAAAGTTACATCCAAACTTAGTTAAGCCGAGCCCAGAAGTGCGGAGTAAAGCATGGAGGAGTAGAGTAAAGCACAGACAAGCAAAGCAAAGCAAAGTTTTTATTCTTATAGATTATGAAACATCAAGAATCAATCAAAGCATCCCGCCAGCGCAAGTTGGTAGAGGATGACAAGTTCGACCGCCACATGACGCGGGCGAGAGTGCGCGACATCGACAGTCGCAAGGCAGTCTTCGACCGCCAGACAGAAGAAGGCATCAGCCGCAGTGAGAGTCGTAAAGCAATTCAATCATCAATATATTAAAGACATGGAATTTGAAGGAAGAATCAGTAGGGTGCTGCCTGTAAGGTCTGGCACCTCGCAGAGGGGAGAGTGGAAGGCTCTGCCCTTCGTTTTTGAGTATTTTGAGACAGGCGACCAGCGGTGGCCCGACAGGGTGCTGCTGGAGACGTTCGACACGAACATCATGGCGCAGATTGGCGCGTACCTGAAGAAGGGTGCTGACGGCAAGGCGGTCATGGAGAACGGCGAGTGCGTGCTTCAGTATGAATTGAAGTGCCGCATCGGGTTCAGCCACAGTGTACGCTCATTCGACAGACAGGACGGCACCAAGGCGACCGTCAACGATGTTCGATGCTATAAGTTCGAGATTGCGGGACAGCAGGGACAGCAGCCAGCAGCCCATCAGGCACCGGCACAGCAGCCACCGATACCGGCAGCACCAGCTGCAGCAGTACCACCATTCCCACCACAATCAACCACAGGAGAAGTCGATGACCTACCATTCTGACTATTTTCCGGAGAGTCGCCCGACAGGGTGGCTCTCTGAGCATCAACGTAACGGGATGCCCAATCAGCACCCGCAACTGATGAATAACAACTGGAAGCGATGACCGACGAGACACGCAAGCAGTGGGACACCATCATCGACGCGCTGCACCTCATTCAAGCCACGGGCATGACCCGCGAGGAACTGCACCGCCACATCGAGACGGTGGCCGTGATGATGGACTTGACGACGGTGCTGGCCGACGTGATAGACTCCATGTTGCTCGACATCGACGACCTGCTGGCCAAGGTGAAGACTCCGCTCGACGACCGCGACCGCTCCTACTTCAAGGAACTGCGGAAGCTGGTCAGGGCGGCACGCAAATGGGCACAGCGAGCCACACGCGACACCCAGCACTCGGAGCGCGACGACGACTTGGCCACGGAGAGCGACTGGTGGAAGAACTTCATCCTCATGGTGGAAGACCGAACGGGCACCGACGAACTGAAGACACGGCAACTCATCCGCTGGGTTTCGACGATGCCAAGTCAGATGTACCTCTTCGAGCATATCCGCACCAAGGACTTTTTACGACTGACAGACGAACATGACACCATACCCAGGACAGACTGAGATGACCCGTGGCAAGGTACACCGCCGAGTGCTTAACGATGAGCAGCGGGCGTGGCTCTGCCAGTGGTTCCCCACCATCGAGAACAAGCGGCTGGCCAAGGCAATGGGCATTAGTCTCTACAAGCTCCACTGCTTCGCCCGTGAGTTGGGGCTGACGAAGAGCGAGGCGGGACTGAGGGCCATCAAACGCAGGCAGACGAAGGCGATGCTGAAGACTAACAATGCCAACGGATGCTATGACCGCAAGCGGGGGCACCCTCCGTCGGAGGCTACGCTGGAGGGCAGTCGCCGACGTTGGCGAGAGGAGCGCGAAGGGCTGCGAGAGAACGGTTATCTGCGCATGAAGCGTGACAACCCGAAGCGATACGCGGCTATCAAGGAGAAGCGGTCGCGTGAGCGTAAGGAGATGATTCGCAAGGAGACACAGCGCGTCATCTACGGGCTGGAGCGTAAGACCAACCTGAAGATGATCGTGATGAAGAAGTACACGCGAAGTCAGATTGCCCACCGCCATGATGCCTTGCGGCGCGGCTACTTGCTCGACATGGATTGCTCGGAGGGTCAGCCGGGCCGATACGTCATTTACTATGACGATGAGACACAGCGCAGCGCGAAGTTCGAGGCCAACTGCATCAAGGATGGCTTCACGTTTCAGCGCGACGAATAACATCAAGTGAACTATGAGCGAAGAAAACAACAAAATACCACTGCCGGGAGAGCCGACACCCGTGCCCGACTTCCTGAAAGGTGATGACTGGTTCGGGGCGAAAGTCGATGATGACTTCCTCGACTTCGACAAGCCATACCGTCCGCCAAGATATACGCTGGAACGCAACGACGTGGCCTTTGCCGACGTGGGCGAGATTCACATCGTCAGCGGTAAGCCGGGCAACGGCAAGACGGGACTGATGGCGCAGCTGATTGCGGCGACGCTGGGCGGGCAGTTCGGCAAGACCATTGCCCGCAAGGTTGGCCACAAGGTGAACGGTGCCGAGGGCTTTCAGGAGGTGCCGACGTGCATCCTCTATGTCGATACGGAGCAGGGCGAAGACGACACCATCGGATTCAAGAACCGCATCCTGTCGATGTCGGGCGTGCCCAAGGACGTAGCGAAGCAGCACCTGAAGATACTCAGACTGCGCGACACGGAACTGGCTCTCGACCGATGGAAGAAGATACTGAAGGCGATATGGCAGGTGCAACCGACCGACATATTCCTGGACGGTATGCTCGACATCGTTGAAGACTACAACGACCAGAAGGAGTGCCAGCCCATCATCCGCAAGTGCATGATGCTGGCCACCCACTACGACGCGAGCCTCTGGGCCGTGCTGCATGAGAACCCGATGGTTGACAAACTGGTGGGCACGCTCGGCAGCATCACCCAGCGCAAGGTGTCGGAGATATTTACGGTTATCAAGGTGAAGCAATCGGAACTGAAAGAACATGACCGAAACCCGAAACTGCCGCCCATCTACTTCCGCGTGAAGCAGAACAAGGCCCGTGGCAAGGACGTGGAAGACTGGTATTTCCATTATGTCAGCGTGGACGGCGGTTGGGGACAGCCCGTGGAGATCGAGGATGAAGCGGCTCCGCAAGTAGCGGCGAAGGTACAGGACGTGCAAGATGTCATGCTGAAGGCCGTCGTGCGCTGTCTGCTGGAGTTCATGTCGCCACCCATGAGCGAATACTTCACCAACATCGTGAAGGAACTGAAACGGCGTATGCACATAGGCGAGACCAAGGCAAAGGAATACTTCAACGAGGCAAATTCCCGTGGCGTGTTCCACCTGCCTGTCAATGGCCGGTACACGCTCGACACCAGCCAGTGCGACGCAATACTCAATGACTTACCATTCGCTCCGATGAGCGAGTAAAACATCAATTAAAAACATCAAGAGATTATGAAAGTATCACCAGCCCAAATCTTCAATGCTGCCATCGCTCTGATGAGCGGTGTAATGGCCGACCCCGAAACAAATCTCACGGACTTTTCCGACGCTGTTCTTCAGAAGTACATCGACATCGCACAGCGCACGGCCAACCTCATTCCTGAAGTGGAACAGAAAATGCCAGACGATGACGAGATACGTGAGGCCATGCACCTGATTCTTGCCGAAGGAAATGTGGGAGCCCTGCTGTTAAGCGACAGCCTGATGAAACGATTCGACATAAACCGCCACGACAGCTACGTGATCACTCAGCGAGCCGTACAACTCGGAATAATTGAGGGGAAGCCAGTCAGCAAGAACAAGGTCGTATATTCGCTCATCAAATGACTGAAACCCCGAAACCCCGAAAAACCCCTCACGCACACACGTACACGCGCGTTATAGTTTTACACCTAAAGCAAACCCCCGAAACCCCCAAACCCTGATATTATTTTATATAATAAAATAAAATAATAACAGGGTATTGGGGAGTATTCTTGGGGATTTGCGTAGGGCCGACGAGAGGGTTTGCGACATTCAGACTAACAGTAATCGACTCCAGAAATTCAACCGCTTGACTTTCCAAACTCAACCTGTTGAATCTTCCAATTCAACCGATTGAATTAAAAAACGACCTATGCCAAAGATACCCGACGACATCATCCAGCGCATTCAGGACATCGCCAAGATTGAGGACGTGGTGGGCGACTTCGTGACGCTCCGCAAGGCGGGCGTGAACCTCACAGGACTGTGCCCGTTCCATGACGATAAGAACGACGGCAACTTCATCGTGAGGCCTTCGACGCTATCATACGACAGGCCTGGGCGCAACAGTTACCGCTGCTTCGTCTGCGACGCGAAGGGTGGCCCCGTTCAGTTCCTCATGGCGCACGAACGGCTCAGTTTTCCTGATGCTATCCGTTGGCTGGGAAAGAAGTACAACGAGCCAGTCGATGACATACCGCTGAACTACACGCCGCCACCACCACGACCGAAACCCGCGCCACTGCCGGTGCTGGAGATACCGAGAGCATACGTCGCCAGGACTATGACGATAGCCCAAGAGCAGCTGATATTATTTATCTATTGGTTGCAACGGCTTCCGTGGGACGATGAGCAGCGTGCACGACTCCAGAAGACATTGTGGATGTACTGCGTAGGCGGTTGGCGCGACGGCCGCGTGGTGTTCTGGCAGATTGATCACCAGGGCATACCGCGTGCCGCCAAGCTGATGAAGTATCTTCCCGACGGACACCGCGACAAGACGATGCACCCCGGTTGGATATACAATCAGGATGGATGCCGACAGCAGCTCGACCCAGAGCATCACGAAATCATCAAGCCGCTCTTCGGCTCCCATCTGCTGAACCGATACCCGAAGGCTGTGGCGAACATCGTGGAATCAGAGAAGACCGCCATCATCATGGCCAACTACTATGGAGACTTCGATAATCAGATATGGCTGGCTTGCGGCGGTCTGAAGCACTTGCAACTCGACAGCCTCCAGCCGCTCATCGACCAAGGGCGAACCATCTGGCTGTGGCCCGACAAGGACGGGCGCAACGACTGGCAGGAGGTGTGCGACAAACTGGGCTATGACCATTGCCGAGTTTATACCCACTTCTTCGATACCTGTTGGCGTGAGGAAGACGGCGACAAGGCCGATATTGCCGACATCGCCATCCGTATGATGCGGACAGGCGAAGGGCCGAGGACAGAAGAATCAAGGGGACAGGTCCATGATTCTTCGCAAAAGAATCACGCGACCTGTCCCCCTGATTCTTCCGAACCTGTCAGGATAGGCGACATCATCACCGAGGTATGGAACACAGACGAGCCATTCCTTGACCCTGAAGAACTGCGCGACCCGCGAGTCCGTATGTGGCGCGAGATACTGAGACAACGATACAACTTTAACAAAAGCCGAAAACAAGGTTAAACACTATGAACATCGAACTTGACCGCATCTACAACATGGACTGCCTGGAGGGGATGAAATCCATTACCGACGGCTCAGTCGATGCTGTGATTTGCGATTTGCCGTATGGGACAACAGCCTGCGCTTGGGATAGCGTGATACCTTTCGAGCCATTATGGGAACATTACCGACGTATAATTAAGCCAGACGGAAACATTGTGCTGTTCGCAAGTGGTCGCTTCGTGTTTGAGTTGTATGCAAGCCAACCAAAGTTATACCGATATGATTTGATATGGCAAAAGTCACGATGTGGTAGTCCTTTGACAGCTCCATATATGCCACTGAAGATGCACGAGCATATTCTTGTATTCGGAAGGTCAGCGGCAAAGTATAATCCTCAAATGACAACGGGTGGAACTCCTTATCATAAAGACTATGACCACGCATACGGCATTAAGAATAATCATAAATACGGAGTGAAAGGCGTACACACCGATAATCATGGAGAACGTCAGCCTATCAGTGTGTTAAAGTTTGACCAAAAGTGGCGCAGACAAGACCAAATACATCCGACTCAAAAGCCAGTACCATTGTTGCAATGGCTCGTCAAGACCTACACCAACGAGGGCGACACGGTGCTCGACAACTGCATGGGCAGCGGCACAACCGCCATCGCTTGCATCAAGGAGAAACGCCACTTCATCGGCTTTGAACTGAACAAGGAATACTTCGACAAGGCTTGCAAGCGCATCGACAACGAACAACGACAACTAACATTATTTTAGTAATTATGAGCACAAAGCAGAAAGATGACAAACATGTAGTCTATTCCGTGAAGGTCAGCCCCGACCAGGCAGCGGTGCTCGACAAGATCTGCGAGACCATCGGCGTGAACTCTTACCAGATGTTCCAGATGTTTGCCTACACGATGGCACGGGCGGCAGCACCCCAGCATGAGCTCGACCCGCGCATCCGCAAGGTGATGACCATGATGGAGACCGATGCTTCGTGGGCCAAGGCATTCAACCTCGCCAACCCCAACGACCTCGACGTGGCGCAGGTGGTGCTCATCCTTCAGCAGAAGGACAAGCGCGGCTTCGGTGCCGTGATGATAGACAAGCCGTTCATGGGCGAGGCTCGCATGACGGAATGCACCGACGACATACTGGAGCGCGTCTGCGAAGTGACCATGCACGGCATCTACCGACGGCTGAGACTGATGGGCGGACAACTCGGATGCAACAACCTGAGCGACGTGCTGCTGACCATGATCGACGCGCAAAGCATCATCGAACTGGAGGAAGAGAACCGCATACAGATGAACGGAGAAGCCCAGTTCTCCGAGAGTGGCCGACGTATCGAGTATGGCAAGCGAACCAAGGCCAAGCACCACCGCACTCCCGACGGCGAGGCCATGCGCCAGCAGCGCATCCAATTCAACGATGATGACCGCGAACTGGTGGATGATATGCTGAAGCAAGAGAACCCGCCAAGCGAGACCGACCAAGAACCCGACTTCAAACCCTTTGATCAAGAATGGTAGAACTGAAGAGAGACCGCAAGACGCGCCGCATGTGGCTGATCACCACGACCGACAGCGAGGGCTTCCATCGCCAGCTGCCCATCAGCCACGACGACATGACCGACCTCATGCGGCAATGGATGGAGGAAACGATATGACACAGAAGAAACTACCGACATCATGGCGATGCCGTAACCCGAAGCAGCAGAAGGACAAGGCGGAGATATACAACAGCCGAGAGTGGCGGGAGTTGCGCATCCTGAAGCTGAGAGCCAACCCATTGTGCGAGGTGTGCGAGCGTGAGGGCATCGTGACCAGTGCCCACGCGGTACATCATCGCCACCCTATCGAGGACTCGACATCGAAGGCTGAGATGCGCAAGTGGGCATTCATGTGGGACAACCTTGTGAGCGTCTGCGATGCCTGTCATGCCAAGATACACAAGGAAGAGCGGAGCCATAGCAAGGAGGCAGTGAAAGCCAGGGCCGAGCAGCGGCACGAGCGATGGAAGGACAACATCATGAGTCGCTTCATGCTGCCAGCACATAGCGAAAGCGAGTACGTTGACTTCGAGGAAGTGACCGACGACCCTGAGACGGCGACCCCGACCGACTGAGACCCAGGGGCCATCGTTTTTCTTCGACCCCCTCAAAGATTCCCAAAT